CCCGGCTGCTTTCTGCCGCGCTTCCTGTTGTATTCGGAGAAGCTCATCTTGCTGATATTGATGGAGCCAACGTTCGTAGCAGTCTTCCGCCTCGAGCCACCGAAGCGGGATATTTGCGAACTCCCGCATTGTTTCCCGGTAACGTCGATAATGCCTTCGCTCGCGCTGGAACAATGCGATATGCGGCTGCACGAAGACGGCCGGGTGGTTGTGATATTCGTATGTGACTCCATCCACTTCTTCCCAGGGGGCCGGCAAATGCTCCCTTAGCTCACAATCCCCGCCCTCATGAAATAGGGGGTCCCGGACGGGGATAGCCCCTACGCTGATGCCGGCTGCAATTCTAAACCCTCGCGTTCCAAATCGGTCAAGCTGAAGAGCGCGTTATAACGGAAATGCACCGCGAGGAACGTCTGCCAAGGAATTTGGTTCAGGCATTCATCCGTGATAACGCCGCCCTTTTCCTGGAAGGTCAATTGGCTTCCGTCGAAGGCGACCATGTTCTCGAACTTGAGCACGCGCTCGCGCCAGGTCTTGACGGCCTCGCGTCCCAGCGCCGCCACCTCCGAGGGTTTGATCTTGGGCGGTGCCGCGGCCTCGCCCCCCTCCGTCGGCGACTCAAGACCGACAACAGCCTGGGGCTGGGACTCGGAATCTTTTTGCAGTGCCGCATCCGCCTCCATTCCCGCAATCAAATCCAGGCTACCCGGCTTCCGTATATGGATGACCGGCCATTTTTCCTGGGGATATTGGGCCCGCAGGTATGCGGGCGTGAATCGGTCGATAGGGTCGGAAGTGATGGGAATATATCGATTCAGCGCGGCCCGATACTCCGGGCTCATCCGCTTCTCGACTCTCTTGCCTTCTTCGCTTGTCTCCATATTTCTCCTTTTCTCCTTGTTGAAATGGGGCCCGGTCCGCCAGGAGAAGAGCGGTAAAGGGTTGCGGCCCACCCGGGCATGAATTAAGCGACTTGCTTCAATCCGTAGTAAGTGGCCATCTCTTCAATTGACCATCCCATTCTGCGGCGGCGAATCATCGTCTGGCTCTTGATGCCGAGCCTGTCGCACCAATCCTTTTGACAAAGCCGCTGCCCCTTGTACGTGAGCCAGACATTTCGGCGCGTATTCCTGGACTGCTGCGCCTTCGTGGCCCAATGGCAATTTCCCGGTACGTATCCCTTCGAGTTATCGCGACGGTCGATGGTGTGGAGGCGGCTGGGCGCATCTCCCATCTCGGAAAAGAAAGCCTCGAATGATTCGCGCCATTGGTCGCAAACGAAGATCCCGCGGCCTCCGTAATAATCGAAGACTGGATTTAATGGATTATGGCAGCGTCCAATCATTGCCTCCCAAACCCTATAGGTTCGGGTTTTAGACTTTCCATGCTTCGTACGAATCTCCAGCGCGAAGCACCCACAACTCTTGGAGTTCCCTGTCGAAAGGTCATTCCCGGATATCGCCTTGGATTTGCCGCAATCGCATAAGCACAGCCAAATCGATTGGCCATATTTATTGTTGTGGTCGAACCGCTGGACAAGCAGCCGACCAAAACGCAATCCCGACAAATCCTTGGCAAACCCCATACGTCAGACCTTACTCCCATATAAAAGCTCCCAAGTCGCCTGCGCATCCATCGTCGCGTCGGTGCTGCCGTTGCGCAGCGGCTTGATGGTGAGGTCCCAGAACATCTTGTTCGAGACGTCGGCCGGCTTCGACTCGATGATTTGCCCGCGGGGAATGGTGATCTTCCAGTTCGCGGAGATGGTCAGGACCAAGGGCCCCACGGTGCCGACCTTCCACGCATTCGACGGGTCGAAGGCGGACTGGCGCTGGATGGGGACCTTGACCTTGAGGCGCGGCTTCCGGGCCGAGATCCAATAGAACCCCATTCCCGATGGATCGCCGAAGTCCCCGGAGGGAGAGAGTTCGTTCCCGAAATCGAGCTCAAAGCTTTCGGCCAGGTGGCTCACCGTGAGGAAGGTGAGCGACGACCCGACGAGCCGCTCGGCTACCGTGTTGTCGGGCGTGGCGGGCAGGAGCTTGCTTCCGCTTATGATATCCGCGTCGGCCAGGGACCATGCGCCCTTGTAGCTCAGGTCGAACTGCACGGGCTTCACGCGCTTGTCGGCCATCAGCTTGCCGGTGCCGACCATGCCCTTGAACTTCATCGCGCGCTGCTGCGGGTTTGCGCCGACCTCCTGCTCCAGGCCCCATTGGGACATGGTGCGCTGGTCGTTATCCGTATGCGGCACCCAGGACATGCCCACCGAGGTATACGCCGTGCGCTTCAGCCCGCAGGATTCCAACCAGGTGGACCAATCGGGAACCACGGCCACGCCGGAGCTGCTGGCCAGCTTGATTTTCGTCTGGGTGTCGCCGGTCGCTTCCCCGGGGATGCTTTCGTTCTCCGCGAGGTCGCCGGTCGCCCACTTGTCGTCCTCGGCCTCGAGGTTCGGCGTCCAGCTTCCTTCGCGCGTGCGATAGTTCACGTCGGAGCTGGTGATGGTGACGGCCGTTCCCGGCGTCGTCTCGGCCTTGCCGGTCAAGAATCGAAGGTTCCTGTTATACATGGTCGCTCTCCTCTACGGGCGGCACGCTGCCGTCCTGGGGTTGTCCTTCGGCCTCCGGGGCGGTGGGGATGATGGGGTTTCCGGTATGGTCGATATGACCGGCGATGTAGGCGGCGATGAAGCCTTCCCATTCGTCGGCGTGAACGAGCGCGCTCGCGCAATTCGGATTCTGAGCCGCGAGGACGTTGATCTCCTCGTCGGTCAGCATGACCGTTTGCCCTTCGTTGTACTCGATGCCGCGCACCACGACCTGATGCTTCGGCTTCACGCGGAAGGGGAATTGCTGCTTTTGTTCTTCGGCCATGGTCTCTCCTTACCCGAATAGCTCGGGCTCTTTGCGGGATTGGCTGTACTGGATGCGCCAGGGCATCAGGAGCTTCGCCGGGTTGCTGGCATCCGTCGAATACGTGATTTTCGGCTCGATGTCCCGAGGCCGGTAGATGTCAAAAAGACCCTTGCCGCCCAGCTCGTTACGATGGTGGTCGAAGAAGCGCTTCAGGTCTTCCTGGCAGCGGATGATGTCCTGCTGCCCGCTCCATTGCGGATTCTCGGGAGGCGGGTCGTAGAGGTACTGCACCTCGATATTGATGTCCGCGATATTTTCGTAGAGACCGCCATTGTTGCCGCCCTCTTCCTCGTTGAGCGGCCGCTCGCCCTGGTAGTAGAGCGAGGCGTTCGGGCCCGGCCGCATCTGCGCCGCGTCGAAGATATTGGTGGGGTTCCAATCGAAGAAATAGCCTTGCGTGCCGGCGCCGGCATCGTCCCCCGCGCGGATGAGCGCGATGAGGCGCGCGATGTCCTCGAGGATGGAAAAGAGGATGGGGGAGCTCATTGCCATCCGAGTTCCCCTTCGAACCAAACCTTGAGCTTGTACCAGTGCGCCTTGCGCAGCTTCCCGCCGAGGTCCACAGCCTCCCCACCGAAGCGCCAGATGCCACGGATGAGCTTGGTCTTGTCCATGTCCACCGCGAGGAAGGTCTGGAGGTCGACGGCGGCCGCGAGCTGCCCTTCGTTTCCCGCCGGGTCGATCCATTTCACCAGGCGGGCGGTGTAATCGCCGAGGGCGGTATCGTTGGTGGGGACGCGGACGCGGAGATCCTGGTATTCGAGAATGATGCTCATGACCAGCCCCCCGAGAATTCGATGACGGCCGGTGCCCACTCCCCATCCCATTGCACGGTTTCGCCAATCACGAGAGCGCGGGAGGAAAGGATGCCGAACCCGTATGCTCCGCCCAGGCCATAGGCCGCCAAGGCTCCCGGGGCCATCAGCAGGGAGCAGGACGCGCCCTGGCCCTGCCCGATAGAAGCAAGCTGGCCCACGCCCAGGAGACGGCCATAACCGCTGGCCTGACCAGCACCGAAGCTCGATAGAGCGGCGCCGAACTGGATGCTGGAGAATCCTGCAGCCCCGCCATGGCCCTGGCTGGACAAGTTGCCCACGCCGGCCACGGCACTCCAATCCGTGGCCCCCGCGGCCCCGAAGGAAGCGAGGAGGCCCGGAGCGGTGAGCAAGCTGAAACCCTGGGACTGGCCGGCCCCGTAGGATGCCATGGCGAAAGCCGATTGAACCCCAAGCAGGGATTGCCCGTAGGCTTCTCCGATTCCGAAGCTCGCGAGGGCCCCGGGGGCCTGGAGGAGCGACGAATCCACGGCGCCGCCAGCCCCCAGAGATGCCAATGCGCCTACGGCCGTGAGGAGGCTATACCCATGCGAGCCGCCGGCGCCGAACGAGGCCATCGCCGAGGAAGATGGCGCGCTGAGAAGTGATTGCCCGACGGCGCCGCCTGCCCCGAAGCTGGCCAGGGCCCCGGCCCCGCCCAGTTGCGAGAAATCGGTGGCGCTCCCCGCGGAGAACGAGGACAGCGAACCCAAGGCCTGCAGGTTGGATTGCCCGATGGCCTGGCCGGCGGAAAAGGACTGCATGCCCGTCTGGGTATCGAGTAGGCTGAAGGTGTACGCCTCGCCCATGCCGAAGGAAGAGAGGCTCCCGCGTGCCGTCAGGGCGTTGTCGCCGAGGCCTTGGCCAAACCCGTAGGAAGACATCCCGCCCGCGGCGGTGGCGGCCGAGGCGTCCACGGCTCCGCCTTGTCCAAACGATGCCATGGAGCCGGCAGCGGAGAGCAGGGAGGAATCGTAGGCCTGGCCGAATCCGAAGGAGGCCGCTTGCGCCCCCATTTGTCCCGCCGAGGCATCCACGGATTGTCCGGCGCTGTAGCTGGATAGGCTGCCAGCAGCGGAAAGAAGGCTGTAGCCATGGGATGCGCCGGCGCCGTAACTCGACATCGAGCCTACGGCGCTCGGATTGTTAAAGCCCGTCGATGCTGCAGGTGAATAGCTGGCGAGAGCGCCCAACCCCGATAGCAGCGAGAACCCGAGCGCTAGGCCGCTGGAAAAGCTCGAACCGTCCACCGAAGTGGAGCCTGCGGGAGCCGTAGGTATCCAAGCCCTCTTACGAGGCCGATATCTCCTGGGCTGCTTAAAGAGGCGGCCGTAAATCACTGCTTATCCGATTTCCTGAATATCGATGTACCCGTTCATCGTGATGGAGTCGGCGGGGGTCTGGGCAAGTTCGACGGTGAACCGCCGAGTTGCCGCCATCAGAAGCTGCTGCTCCTGCGTGAACAGGATGTCCATGGGCTGGCGTACATTCCATGCGTAGACCGGATGGGTTACAATGGTTCCGGCGCTGGCCTTGGTGGTGTTGTTCACTTCGGCCGTGAAGCCGGCTGCAACGCCGCCGCCGGGTTCGTTGCTGCTCGGGGTCGGGGCGCTCCCGCCGCTCCCGCTAGTGGTTTGGCCGCTTTTGAGCAGGATTAGTAAATCCTCCTCCTGCGCATCTCCGGTCTCCGTGGTTTGAGAGAGGCCGAAACCCAGGATCACGTAGGGACGCGTAGCGTGCCCGGTAATCTCGAATAAGTCCTGTTGGGCGGTCACTGCAACGCCGTTGAATTGAACGCGATAAGATCCTGACATCTTCCAGCCTTTCAGAAGTGCATGAAGGGGCGCATGCGATTGTTGTTTCGGACCAAGAAACTTGCGGAAGATCCGCCGCCCCCCGCTTCCGGGGCCGTGATCGCCAAAGTGATGTTTTGCCCCGAGCCATCACTGGTGGTAAAGGTCGCGGCCTTAGCGCTTGTGGAGGTAATGCGCACGTCTTCGTAACGGCTGTGTGGGAGCGAAATGCTGTCCCACGTCGAAAGCCCACCGTTATCTGCGAATCCTGTCCCGCCCGCATAGGTGGGCGTGAGGCTGCTGGTATTGAGGACGAATCCCCCAAAGAAGGCGGGTTGAGCAGGTGGGGTAATGTTGCCGCTGGTGATAGCGTCAATCGCATTGCCAGCGCCGCTCTGAAGTTGCCCACCACCAACAGGAGTGGTGGTATTGTCCAGGCCGTGGATAGGGAGAACAAATATGCCACGGTTTGGGCGTGTGCTGGCAAGGTTAAACGAAACCGTTGGCGTTCCCGCCGCGCAATCCTTGCAAAAGAACTGCGCCATGCACTGGCTGTTGGTCGGATCAACTACCGTCGATCCGACCTTCACGTAGGTGTTCACTCCATCCGTAACCGTCTCGGTGATTGCGGAGGTATTGTCATACGTGACCACGACCCATGACGAATCGTGCGCCAAGTAAGTGGGTGTGCATGTCAGAGCCGTGCCAGTGGCTGCTGCCGCGTTTTGGGCCATCGTTCCCTTGGAGTAAGCCATCTATAGCCCCGCCGCAGTGAACTGGGTAATGCAGTACCTATCGGGAGTGCCGCCAGGCCTGACGAAGAACCCCATGCCGGGGCCGCCGTCGCTGTATTGGCTGTCGGTCACGGTGTAAATCAGGCTTCCGTTTTTATAGACCGTGATGACGTTCCCTACCGCTTGGGCTTTGACGACGTCCCCGGTGACCAGTCCGCCTGGTCCTGCACCCGTACCAGAGAGTTCGGGGAAGACGTCGCCTATAGACCCATGCCATGCGAAGACCTGTATGGTTGTTCCGGCATTCCCTAAAGTGATCTCATAACCGCGCGCGACGTTCGCGGAGATTTTAAAGCGGAGTAGAAGCTCGACTTCATGCGAGTCGGGAGCGGTATAAGTCGCATCCTGATAAATGGTGACTTGGGCGCTATGGTTCGCAGGGTATCCCGAAAGACAGGCAACGCAATCGTTGTATCCGGCGGATGTTGCGGAAGCGTACGCCTTCCCCGCCGTGGTGCGCGGGTCCTGCCAATCCAATCCGGTGGTCCCGCCAGGAGTCCACAATCCGCCCTCGGAAACGGGATTTTCCGTGAGAGGAAAGCTTGTCGAGTAGGACGCGCTGCTAGCCGGATTCGATCCAATGACCGACCGCGACGGCATCGGAAGCCGAGACGGCCTCACGATGCGCGAAGGCGGGACAGATAGCAGCGACGGCGTACGCATGGTCTCAGGGCTTGATGAATTTCCGCTCGATACCCAAGGCCAGCTCCTCTTCGGTCAGCGGAGCTCCCTTTTTATGTTTGATTTTCACTTGCTCGGCCAGCGCGTCCTTTTCCGCCGCGGCGCGGCCGGCCTTGGCCTCCTCGATGGACGGCAAAACCATCTCTGCCGCTTCGGCTTGGAAGGCGGTATAGTCCTCGCCGCTGGTAATGCCCTTCGCTGCCATGTACAGGGCCGTGATGCGTGCGCAGGTCATCGGGTCCTTTTCCATGGCGCGGAGGTTGTAAATCAACCCCAGCTCCGGGAAGATGCGCGCGCAGAGGGCCGCGAATCTCATATTGTTCATCAGTCCTCCACGAAGACCATCTGTCCGATGGCATACTGCGGGTTGATGTTGGTGTCGATGGCGAGCCCGACCACCTTCGCGATGTTTCCTGAACCGGCGGCCGTGATGTCCAACGTGGCGCCGCCCTGGGTCGCGGAGAGCGTGAGGTCGTTGCTGCTCACGGTCTTCACGAAGTAAACAGTGCCCTCGGTCACGCCGGTCGGCAGCGCCGCGGCGGGCGTCGAGAACATCGCGACCTTATCGTTCACGGCGAGCGAGTGCCCGGGCACGGTGACCACGTCGGCCGCCGTGGCGGTGAAGGCCTTGGGGGCGGTGGCTACGCCGATGGGCGCGCGGTACAGGATGACGCTGGCGCCGGAAGCGGCCACGCCAACCGAAACGAAGTTCGCGGTGACGGGCCCGCCGGCCGTGCAGTTGCCGAACTGGATGAGGGCGGCATTGCTGACCTGGTTGCCGGACACGGTCCAGCCGGCCGAGCTGCGCGGAACGGCCTGGCGCGAGTACCCCGTATACGAAAGCTCGCTGGTGGTCTGGTCGCCCGCTTCTCCCGGGTCCGCGCTATGCAGCGCCGCGTACAGGCTGCCGGCGGTGGTGCTTCCGCGGAGGCCCGTGGCATCGCCGATGTTCGCGATTCCGGTATTGTTGAAGACCAACAACAGGAAAGAATTCTCGAAACTGTTACCCTTGCTCATTGTTGGTTTCCTTTCCGAATGAGAAGCTTGAGGAGTTTGCTGAGGCCGAAAAACAGGGCTTGCGTGAGGCTATTCGCCCGGAACTTGAAGAGGGGCATGGCCTGCTCGATGAGCCACAGCGCAACCGCGACGAACAGCACCTCGCGGGGATGCTTATCGAGGTAAGGGGTCACCGTGGGCAGGACCGCGGAAATCAGATTCGCGATCATCGTCGTATCCATCACGGCCCCCTGAACTGAAAGAGGGGGTAGCCGGCGGATGCGGAGGGCTCTGGCCGGAAGGCCTTCTCTTGGGCCTGGACGGTATCCTCATGATTCAGGTAGTCCTTCCAGATCCCGCGCCGCTCGAAGTCCCAGCGGACCATCTTCACCAGCGGGCTCACCTGCTGATGCACTTCGGAGCGCAGCAGGTTGATGCCGAAAAGGCCGATGGTCGTAATGATGCCCAATAGCCAGGCGTTTTCTTTGAGGGTCCGGTATCCTTGGGAAAGCCACTCGATGAATCCCTTCGCCATCGCATCAGCTCCTGTAAACCTGAATGCCGGTGCTTGCGAACTCGGGCGGGGTATCGGCATCGCCGGTCAGCACTTCGGCGGTCACCATTGGCTCGAGCCGTTCGAATTCCTTATTCCAAATCGTCCACTTGACCTTGTACAGGTCCACTTCGACCCCGTATCCATTGGCCTGGACGTTGACGCCGATCTTGTCCTGCGCGATGGTTTTGCAGAGGTAGGCGAGTGCCAGTTTCTTCGCGGTGAACGTGAGCGGGACCTTGATATCGGCCGTGGTCAAGCCGAGGCGAAGAGCGAGGTCCTGGATGTACTTGTCCGTGTCCAGCAGGTACGTGTCGCTGACGAGCTTCTGCAGCTGATCATCGCGCACCTCGGTGGCGTTGCAATAGAAGACGGTCATGCCAGGCCGCCTTCCGCGATAGCGGCGCCAACCGCCTTATCGAAGCGGGCGCCGATGTTCTTCTCCTCACGGTCCGCGGCGCGGTAGAGGAAGGGGTCGCCCTTGATGCCCGGATTCATCACGCGGCGCCGGAATATGAACTTGCCGCCGGCCAAGAATCGCAGGGCCTTGCCGCTCTTAGCCTGGATGGGAAACGGCTTGCCGCTGGGGCCGTGAACGCCCGTCCCGTTATGCAGGAAAGGGGCGTAATCAGCCAGGCCCGTATCGAGGTAGACGCGGCCGCCCAGTCCCGAGGAATTCGCCTCCGGGGCGATGGACTTTTCCGCCATCCCGCCGCGGGAGACGAACGCATGATTCTGCTGCGCGCTGACCTGGATATCGCGCAAGCTGGCCTTGGTGGCCAGCCGAAGCTGCTTCTGCGTCGCCTCGGGAAACTTACGCAGGGCGGCGAGTGCCGCTTCCCCGTTGATGGCGGTCTTCAGTTCCAAGGAAGGGTTACCCCTTCCCGGCATCCTCCGAAGGGCTGGCCTCGGTGGCCGGCGCGCCGGTACCGTCGCCCGCCGCATCCGGAGGGTTGGAGGGTTCGCTGGAATCCGCGGCCGACGTCTCGGAGCCCTCCGGGGGCACTTGAACGGGATTCGCGGTCAGGGTTTCGGTGGGCTGGGAAGGGCTGGCCTCGGTGGCCGGCACCGACGCGGGGAAATACCCGGCCTCGGCCCACAAGGCGAGCTCTTCCGGGGTATTGGGGATTTCCGAGGCCTCCGCGGGCGTGCGGTAAACCCAGATGGTGTTGCGTTCCATGCGTTCTCCTTGGGTGAAGTGGGTAGGGTCTGAAGAAGGGGCCCCTGCGGGCCCCGCGTGTCAGCCCGCCGCTTATCCCTGGAAGACGACGCCGGCCTTCGGGTAGATGGCCTTCGCTCCCGCGAAGACGTCGACCACCAGGCTGTTCGACAACGAACCCAGCGCGCCGTCCATGGACATGCGCACCGAAAGCCCGTTGTAGTTCTGGGCGAAGCTATCCATGCCGGCCAGGGGGGCCGGGGCGATGACGGCACCGGCCACCGCGCGCATGTTGTACAGGAGATCCTGCTTGAACGCGGTCTCGAAGGTCAGGGCCGCATTGTCGGCCGGGGCTGCGGAGAGCGCCTTGTCCAAGGTCAGGGTGGTAGCGTTGCCGGCGATGGTGGCATCGGCGATGACCGTATAGGTTCCGGTGGCGCCGGTCACGGTGAAGCGGGTACCTTCCTTGACGGTGCCGGTGGCGGCGGTGAAGCCGTCAACGGCCAGCGTGGTGGAATTCTGGCCGCCGCCGTTGACCAGCACGGTGCCGGCGATATCGCCGCGGTTGAAGGAGGTCAGCGCGTTCTGGCTGGTGAAGAAAGCGGCGCCGTGCATCTTGCCGAGCGCGCCTTCGCGGATGGCCATGGGGCGCTCGGGGCCGTAATCGGCGCTGGTGAACTGGTTCAACTGCAGGAGCGCGGTTTCCGCGGTCGAGTCGATGATGCCGACCATGTTCCGGTAGGGGGCCAGGTTGTCGAAGATGGCCTTACGGCCGGCGAGCAGGTGGGCGATGGTCGACGGCGAATTGCCGGCGGTGCCGACTAGGTAGCGGGCGAACGAGCCAGCCCACTTGGCGAGGAAGTAGGCGTCGATGGAGCGCGCGATGGCCAGCAGGGACGGGCCCGCGACTTGCACGGCGAAATCGTCCACGCTCAGGGAGAGCTCCCTGGAGGTGAGGTCGATGCGCTTGTAGAAGTGCTTCTCGAGCTTGACGGTGGTCGAGGTTTCGGTGAGGCTGGCGGCGGTCGTGGTGCCTGTGAATTCATCGGCCTGGCCCAAGTCGGGCACGACCTTCACATCGACGCTATCGCCGACCTTCTCCGCGAACTGCGCTTCGATTTCCCTGTTGCACAGGTTCGCGCAGACGAGATTTTCCGACAGGATGATTGCGGCATCGCGAACGACTTTCGCGGTGAGCTTGAACGTATTGGTCATGGCTTAGAGCCTTCCTAAATCGTGGCGCGCAGCATCCCAGCTAATTGGGTCCTGCGTTCCTGGTCTGTCGGCTCCTTATTGGGTTGGCCGTTACCTCCTCCTGCTCCGGGACCACCTCCACCTCCAGGGTTTTGGGAGTTGGTCACGTAAATCGTCTTCTTCTCAAGAAATTTCCCGAGGCCGTCTTCGACCGTGAAGACTTCGCCTTCGGCTTCGCCCTTCCACGTCACGCGCTCGTTTTCCTCGTCGTAGACGAGGCGGGAATCCAGCGCGACGGTGAGGTCGTCCATCGCCTCGGGCAGAACCTTTTTCTCGGTCATGGCCTTGGTGAGGGCGGCGCGCTTGGCGTTCTTGGCCGCCTTATCGCGCGCCAGGGCTTCCCTCTTGTCGCGTTCCTGGTCGCGCTTATCGCGGTCGTCCAGTTGCTTCTTCAACTTCAGGAATTCGGGGTCGGTCTGGATGTTGGGCTTCTGGACGCCCTTTTCCTTCAGCGTCTTGTATTCGCCGATTTGGGTGTCGAAGTCCTCCGATTCGGGATCGAGCCCGAGAGGCTCGGTGACCTTCTTCAGGCGGTCGCGCAGGCCCTTGGCCTCGTTGTCCACCTTCTTCTTCTCGGTGATTCCGCGCTGCTTCTCGGCCTCGGTATCCGTCTTGAGCTTGGCCTCCACGGCCGCCACCAATTCGGCTCCGCCTTCGAGTGCCTCCAGGGCCTTCTTCGCGTCATCGTAGGTCTTCACGTTATCCCCTCGGCCCTCCAGGAGCCGTTTTTTTCAGCGTTCGGGGATAAGGTGTTCCTTTAAATTCGGGACATATCGGGAAAGGTTCCCTAATAAAAGTCAGGCGGGATTTACGGCATAACTCCTTTTGTTTCCAAGGATTCCAGATGAACAAATCTGAACTGATACAATTCGATTCGACGCCCGAATTTCGTTAAGCCGAGCAAATTCACCGAATAACCGTGAGGCTGCGGCGTTGTATGCCTCCGCAGCGGAATTCTCGTCTCTGTAATTTCCGAGGTTTAAGCTTTTTTTCTCGAACCAAATCCGCGCGATGAAAAAACCAGATCTCCGGTTATATACGACACCCTTATAGAAGGATGTCCCGCTCTTATGCTTTGCAGCGTTCCGGCAGTTTTGCTGGCTAGTGCACGCTCGGAGATTACATCTCTGATTGTTCAGGCCGTTTCCGTCAACATGGTCAACATGGATTCCGCGGCTTGCGCCTAGAATTTCTCGGTGCATTCGTATCGAGCGGCGGCGCCCCTTGTCGTCTATCTCAAATCGGATTGCATAGATCACTTTGCTTTTGTGACATGTGTTCGCATACCACACATATTTATTAATGGTTTCGAAATCGGAATCATCTACGATTGCAAATCGCCGACGATATCTCTCGCTCTTCAGCTTTATTTTTTTCATCCCACTCTCCCGATGGATTGGGGCTCAATAAAAACCGGTTTTTCGGGTTTTTATAGGGATTTGGTCTACTAGCTTGAGAAAGTCATGCAGGTCGGCCGGCGCCTTTGGTTAAATTGTGCGTCATGGGCTTAAAGGAGGATTTGGAGGGCGGGGAGAAGTGGGTATTGACCGCGCCATTAGTGCGGATGCTTTGGCAATTCGCCAAGGAAGCCGAGTGGAGCGGGTGGAATACGAAATGGCGGGCCCATTGCTGCCCGTTCTGCGGCGGCCCCAAATCCTATCTCACGCATGCGGAATACTGCGCGCTCCTCATCGCGATGCGCGTGCTCGAAACGCAATATCCGCAGGTAACGCGGCCGTTACCCATGGACCCGATTACCGAAATGGAAGCGAAGTATTTGGAGCGGCTGCTACTCGGCGGGATTGAGCGAATGGTGAAGGGCGAGGAGCCGCGCGATCCGCGGAAGCCGTTTTGGGAGGATTAAAAAGAAGCGGCTCCAAAGTTTCCCTCGGAACCGCATTCCCGCTTTCTTCCGTCCCCGCAAGGAGGCGCGGCTTACCGGCGCTTATGGAGCCAGGCCGGCTGCCCCTCGCGATAGGGTCAGAGGTTCGTACTCGCCGTACTCGAATCCCCGGCCTGGCATGAATGGCGGCGCGCGCTTTATTCGAGCTTGCCCCCGGTCGGTATTCGGCGATCAACCCGAACCCTCTAACCAGTTCTCCGTGAATTGCACACGGCCTCGCGCCTGATTTTTTGCCCCCGCGAGAGATTCCGCCCTCGCTTTATCGGCCTGGCCGGCCGCATCGTTTGTCTCCTGGAGTTACTTCCAGATTATTGTCCGGAAGACTTATCACGGACTGCTGCCGCCCGCTCCCTTCGCGCTCGCCCTCGATGACCGAGGCGGAGTTGCACCGCCCTTACCCTTTGGGCCTTTGGCCCGAACTTGGTAGCGGGAGACGGATTCGAACCGCCGACCTACAGGGTATGAACCTGCCGAGCTACCGGACTGCTCTATCCCGCCGCCGTCGAATAAAATTCAGAGCGGGCAGGTTTTCAAGGCCCCGGCCGCTTCTGGAATCGAATCCCGTGATCGCCGTCGACCGGTAGCACGTGCGGGTTCTCCCCCTTCCAGATTTCATCTGGGATGCCGGCGGGGAAGGCCGCGCAGACCTTCCGCTTTTCCAGGCTCACATGGATGCAGTGCGAGCAGATGGGCGAGAAACGCGGCAAATCCTGCTCCCCGTCCAGCTTGAATTCCGCGCTCATTCGGCAATCCTCTTCCGGGTATACTTCAGGCCCAACTGCTTCGACACCCGCTCCCAGATGACATGGTAGCGGTCCGCCTCGGCCTGGGCTAGGGTCATCTTCCGGTCGGCAATCGCGCGCATGGCCTCTGAATAAAACTCATCATCCGCCTTTTGGAAAGCGGGAGCGATTGCGTTCTTGAAATACTCATAATTCCAGCCCTTTTCCCCGGGGGCGATGGAGAAATCATACCAGGGACTCACCGCGCGCATCTCCCGCACCTGACCCTTCGAGGCCAGGCGTAGGTCCTCGATGGAAAAGGAATTCCCACCGCGCCGCGGGTCGTCCACGGGATGCCCCCAGCCCCGCGGATGGTTGTGCGTGATGATGTTGTCGCGCATCAGCGCCACCTCCTGCGGGGTGAAGGTGACGGAGAACTGGGCGCCATCCTTGAAGAATACCTGATTCCCGTTTCCATCCAGCACGGCCGCGGATTCGAAGCGCTGCGGGCGGATGCGGGCTTCGACGGCTGCGAGCTTTTCCTCAAGGGTTTGCGGCGGTGGGGGAGTGGGAATCGGCGAGTCCGCAAGCTTGCCGGTGAACATCTCGGGCTTGAGGCCTGACACTTGCTTCACCGGCTTCACGCCCTCCCATCCCTTCAGATGCTTCTGCCAGGTGCTCGGGTCCTTCTTGAAGGCCTCCTGGCCGGCCACGCCGAGAAGCTCCTTCTGCTTTTCCTCGGGCAGGCTCGCGATGAACTTCAGCGCGGCCTTTGGGTCCATGTCCGGGCTGAATTCGACTTCGCCCTCGAAGACGTTCACCTTGAGGCATAGGCAATGCGGGTGGAAGGGATACGGCGGCTTATGGGTCTTCGGGTACACGCCCGGGCCCATGCCGTAGAGGTTGGCCTGCGCGTGGAAGTTGCAGATATCATATTGCGGGTGCCGCGTCGAGAGCATAATGCGCTCGGCAACGACATCGGTATCCTGCGCCTGGTGCAGGTCCACGCCGGCGCCATAGGCCCGCGCCATCTCGGTGCGCGCGATGCGCTCCGCGTTGTACCGCGCCTTGTCCTTCACCGCATGATGCAGCGCCTTGTCCAGCGCCTTGTCGTCCAGGGTTTGCGCGGCCCGGAGGATTTCGTTATACGCTGCCTTGACGCTCTGATTCGGCGCGCCATTCTGGCTCATCCGGTCGACACGTTTCTGAACCCTCTTCAGTTCGTCGAGGAATTCCGTCTTGAGCTCGGGCTGGTCCACGAAGTTCTTACGAGCCGCAGCTTGCAGGTTATCGATGTAGTCGGGGAGCGCACCGGCAATCACCTTCTTATCGGTGAGAGAGTTCGCGACAGCCATCCAGTTGCCGCTGCGGCGCATCTGCGTGGAAATGGTGTCGATGATGATCTGGCGGTACTCGGAGCGCGCGACCCGCTGGCTCAAGGTAAGGTCATCCCCGGGCCAGTGGTTGTTTAGGAAGGCCTTCCGAATGCCTACCGCATCGACAACGGTCTTCGGTTCCACACCGAATCCAATTGCCGCCGCGGCCACCAGCTTATTGAGGATGGAATCCGTAATGCGGGCATCTACGTTGAACTTGTGGAGCGCGGATACCACCGCGAGCCGCGGGTTCATCCCGAGGTCAAGGTTCGCGCGAATCTCCGGGACAATCTGGTCGGCTATCTCCCCGAATTCGTCGGTGAACTGGTCCACCAGCGAGGCGATAAGCGGCCGGCGCGGCGTTTCAGCCATGGGGCCGCGTGGAAGAGGGGAGCGCAAAAACCGCGATTACGTCCCGCAGCGTTTCATCGACCAGGAAGACGGCGGCATCCGCTTGGAAGTCGCCCGCGCGTTCCGGATGCTGCCAGCACATCGAGGCCTGGCCGATTGCGATGGCCAATACCTCGCGGAGCCTGGCTTCAGCGGCCGGGTTCACCGCGGCACCGTCGGGGCGTTCGCCTGGGCCTGCGCATGCTTGCGCCAGGCGGCGTACCATTCCTTCTCGGTCATGGCTTTATTTGCGGGCACGGATTCGAGGAACAGGAGCCAGCTCTGCGCCATGCGCTCGCCGGCCTTCCATGCATCCATCTTGCGCTTGCGGGTAACGAGGGTAGAATCAGACATTATTTCCTTCCGAGGGTTTCCGCTTCTCGGTTCTCTGCCGCTTTCGCGAGTACCAGGGCGATAATTTGTTCTGCTTTTTCGCTGACCACATAGGAGCCGCCGCCTTCGACGTACACCTTGCCATTGAGAACTTCCAGAATTCTCTCGGGCTTGATGAATAGTGGCCCGGAATGGTGGCGGCCGTCCTCGCTGAAGAGATGGGTGAGTCGAATGAATGGGTTGTACGGGTCGGAAGCGGCCCCGGGAGCATCAGCCATTAGTCTGCCCTCTCCATTTCCGCCTTGGCTCGTACGAATCCGCGCAGCAGGCTGGCCAGGTACGAAAAGGCCATGACCGCCAACCCGCACAGGATGAATACGACAAGGCGCATCAGAGCCTCAAATTCCAGCATTCATCGCCGCAATGGTCGCAGCGGAGCTTGTCGTTTCCATCCCAGCTATCGACGATGATGAGCCGGCCTTCGCCGCAGGTCTTGCACCTGGGACGAAACAGGCGCCCGACCCCCATTCCGAGTAGGAACAGGATGAGGATGAAAAGACCCAGGAGCATAAAGGCTTTTTCGTCACTCCCCATTGCCATCGCCTCCCTGCGTTCCGTTGGCTGCGCCGGATGAGCCGTCGCCGTCAGTCGGCGCCGCGGGAGGCTTGGCAGGTGCGGCGGGCCCCGCGCCCTTGTCTCCTGCGGCCGCCTGCGAAAAGACTTGGTCCGCGGTCTCCAGCACGATGCTGTTGAGCAGCTCGGTCACCAGTTCATCCTTCGAGTCGCGGAAGTTCTTCGCGACCCAGTCCTTCTTGATTTCCTGGTTCACGCGCGGGGAGATATTCAGGGCGAGTGCTTCGCTGGCCGCCTCGGTCTCCGCGGTCATATCAACCAGGCCATAGTTTTCGGAGTAATTGACCTCGTACTGCAAATCCTTTTTTAGGTAGAGGCCGAAGATGCGGATGACTTCCATCTCCGCGCGCTCCATGACATGGCCGAAGCGGGTCAGCTCTTCGCGCGCGCTTTGGAACTCCCATTCCTTCGCCCGCCCGCTCTCCTGCTTCACGACCATGCCCACGATGCCGACCAGGCTGGCCATTTCGAACATCTGCTCGATGAGGAACTTGCGATCTTCCATGATGGCGCGGGCGATATCCGGGTCAGGGCTCATGAAGTCCGGGGGCTGCGATGCGGTCATCGGGAAGGGGATTGCGTTCTTCGTGCCAACCTCAAGCTGTCCTATTTTTCCTCCGGGCTCCACGGGGATGCGCATGAGGCTGAACATTTGATTCCGTTCCAACTCCCGCAGCTCGCTGGACACGTCGTAAACCGCGAGGTTCGTGCGCGCGACATGGTACAACGGGGGATGGGGGAGGACGGGATCTTCTTCCTCGTCCGGTTCCTCGTCATAGACGGGGATGATGGGGATCTCGCCAATGGTGATGGCGCCGGTCTCGATGACTTTCCGCGTCTTTACGCCGGTCTTTTGGTCCTCCTCCAGCTCGAAAAGCGTCCAGCCGGTCGGAGTCCATTCGCGGTACCGCCACACCTTCTCGCCTTCGACGTTCTTCTGCCATTCGCGGAACACGACGCGGCTCAAGCGTTGCAGGTCGTCCCACTCGTACTCGCAAAGGTCTTCGGGCGAATAGCAGTACACGTAGGGATATTGCTTTTTGGAAATCGCATCGCCCTCGGACTTCGCCAGCGCCTCGGCCTTGTCGTTGTCCACCACTACGAAATAGACGCCGTACCGCTTTGTCTTCCGCGCAACCCGCTTCATGAAATCGTTGAACGTGTGCCCGCGGCGGTTGCAGTTCTTCATGAACAGGTCGTAGAAGGGATTCTCGCCGGCAATCTTCCGTACCGGCTCCTCGCGGAAAATCGGCTTGGTCAGCGCGTTCAGAATACGCTTGGTGAAGTTGAGGTAATACGAGTAGTTGCGGCGCTCCTTGAAGCTGCGCTCGCGGCTGTGCGCCGTCAGGTATTGGCCGAATAGAAACCCACCGGTCCCGTTGTCCGCGTGCCGCATGAACTCGTAGACGTTGACCTCGTTTATCCAGACTTCCTGGACATCCTCATCCTGCTTGCTTCGCCCCCTCGGGTCGACGGCCGCGCCCTTGGTGGGGAGCTGGCCCGTGGTGAGATCGGCTTGCTGCGATGCGACGGTCGGCTGCGTATTGGCCATTGCGGCTCCTAGATGTTGACCTGGGCTTCGTGGTATTCGAAACCGGTTTCGAACTTGTTGACCATGTGGGCGGTGGTATCGACGCGGTCGTTTTGCTTGCCCTTCGGGAACTTCTTGTGCTCGTCGATGAACGGGTCAACGAACGCATAGAGCAGCGGGTGGGGGAGATACAGGTCCCCAGCCTCGCAGGAAGCGGAGGCGGGCCGCGCGCGCGTTACCTTGTCGTTCTCGGCGGGCAGCGGACAGATACCGGAAATCTTGCCCGAGAGGCTGGCGATCATCGCGGCGCCGTTGGCCTTCTTCTCGACGTACTTCGCATGCGCTTGCGGCCATTTCTTCGTCATGGCCTGAAACGCGGTGATGGTGCCCGGGAAATCCACCTGCTCATGGAACTCGTCGAGCAGGTACTTGCGCGCGCCGAGGCGGCCCCAGACGACGCCCTCCACGAAGCTGCTTTCGCCCTCGCTGAATTCGCCGTCGTCGAACGCCAGATCCCAGAACTGGCAGATTTCATCCAGTTCATCCGGCAGCTCGACGGCCGTGATGCGCAGGATGTCGCCTTTGTCCGTCTTGACCTCGACGGGCGGCAGGTCCATGCCCTTGGGCTTCCAGTACCGCCACCAATGCCACTTGAACATGCCGCCGGTGTCGGGAGAAGGCGATTGCATGATTTGGCCCGAGAAGCCATAGGAGCCCAGCCGGCGGCGGTGGCCGGCCAGGATGCTCCTATCCAGGCGCACAGGATCGAACAGCCCATCGACGTAATGCTTCCGCAGCTCCGGAGGCTTGATGTTGTCCGCGTATTCCCCGGGGATGCAGATATGCTCCCAGCCCTCGGGGTCCGTGGTCAGCACGTGGCCGGTGAGGTCGTTTTCGTGCAAGCGCTGCATAACGACCATGCGCGCGCCGACCTTCTGGTCATTGAGGCGCGAGGCCATGGTCCGGTCATAATGCGTATTGCAGGCCTTGCGCTCGGTATCGCTATCGGCCTGCTTGGGATTCAGCGGGTCGTCGCCGATGAGGAAGTCGGCACCCTGCCCGAGAATGGTGCCGCCCGTGGATGTGGCCCTGCGGAATCCGGATTTGTCGTTGGAGAAGTAGGATTTGACGTTCTGGTCGACCGAGAGCTTGAAGACGTGGCCCCAGTTCTGCTGGTACCAATCGGAAAGGATGATGCGGCGGGACTCGACGGCCTTGTCGAGCGAGAGGTCCGCGGCATACGACCACGTGATGAACTTGAGCCAGGGATATTTCGTCCATGCCCACGGCTGCAAAAGCTCGGTTACGATGCGCGTCTTGCCCGTGCGGAAGGGTACGTTGATGATGAGGTCTTTGGTCTTCGGTACCTTCTTCGCGACGCGCTCGACCTCTTGCTGCAGGCGGTTGCAGAGGTAGGGGATATGCCAGTTGACGGTTATTTCCGTCTCGGGCTCGATGATTTCCCAGGCTCGAAGGAAGAACGCGAAATAGGACCGCTCGCATTCGCGCTTCTCCTGCTCATCGAGCAGGTAGAGCATGTCGAGCAACTTCTCACGTGAGAGGTTGTCGTTGGCGAATCGTTCGAGGACCCGGGGCATGACTTTATCCCGCTGCGGGGGGCTCGGGAGCCGCCGGGTCGGGTACCAGGTTTTTCATCCTGCTGATGCGCTCGGCCAGCTTGCGGCGCAGGTCGTCATCGGTCAGGCCTGCGTAAGGGTTCTGGTTGACCTGCGTGATGCGCTTCTTTTCTTCCCACTCCTCGACGAACTGGAGGAAGAGCTTCCCGGCGCGGGCATCCCCCGCCCGACTGGCCCGATACATGCCCATGACCACGTCTTCGGTGAGCATTCGGAACCGGGCGAATCGGTCCGGATTGTTTTTCAGGGAACGGAGATGGTCCTTGACCGCGGTCTCTTTGAGGCCGGTGGCCGCCATGACTTCGGCGGTTGTGGGGACCCTTTTTTCCCGGTCAAGGGTTTCAAGGAAGCACCTTTGGATGTCCGCGTGATTCTTTTCCCAATCGCCTCGGCGTGCTACATCCTCGCCCCCCGTGGGTCGTGTTTCGTCGGGTTCCACCCCGCCAACATGATTCTTTAAATTCGGGACATAGAGGACTTTTTAGGGGATTGTGGGGGCTTTTGCGGCCGGGGCAATAGGGGGTCGCCACCGCTTTTACCCGGCCTTGGCTCGGGCTCTAAACCGTTCTGGAGGGTTCAAGTAGTGGATTCGCTTGGACGGATCGCCCCCTCTATCCCCATTGCCTGGCCGGTAAGCGGCGAGGCGGGAACGAGAGGGCATTGCGGGGTTTGGCCGGTCCGCCCCTTGCGAGGTGGTGGCCTATCTCCGTGCCGCACGCCAACCGTAGGTACGCACAACCCCTTGGCGCGCTGCTCCAGGCTGCCGCGGGTTATCGGTAACCCTATCCGCGGTTCAGAAAGGAAGCCCCTCCCGGGTACAGGATGCGCGGCTGATAGGCGAGTAGTCGGCCCGCCGTCTGCGCATCCCAGGAGCGACCCCCGATGGGCTGGTCTTCGGATGGCTCAGATTACCCTGGATGGGGCGATGCCTCTTGCGAGGCGCGCGGTCCGAACCCGCGAATCGGCAATATGATTCGCATAATTCGGGATTCATAGGACTTTCTTAGTAATGGCTAAGGTATTGATTTGGATGGAAATGATGGGTCCCGATTGATGTATCGCTGCGTCATTTCGTCCAGGAGGGACTGGTCTACGGCGTCCGCGATGGTCTTGGCGCCGGCTTCGAAGGCCTCGCGCCATTCCTTGGACATTGGCTTGCCATCGGGCCAGAGGAAGGGGTCGCGCCTGCTCAAGCCTTTACCCATTCCTTTCCGTTCCATCGCTTGCCGGGGGGCTCAGGATACCGCTTGAGAAATAGCCAATCCCACTTCGTCCACCCTGGCGTCTCCGCTTTTAAAGCCTTCCATTTCGGGCGCATTGCTTCAACCTTCCTACGATACTCGCGCCTGTCTTGCTTTATGCCCATGACGCTCGCCCAAAGTAAGAAGGCCATGAGGGGAGCCCAATGCCAATTTATTGCTTCTGCCATTTCCCATCCCTCCATACCTTGCCGAACTTCTCACGCATCACGACGCAGAGCGCCAGCTCATGCTCATCGTCGATGTCATCGAGCCTGTATTTCTTGGTCAGTGCCGCGACCTGCTCGAAGCGGTTGTGGTATTGCGGCGGCGTGATGATGCTGCCCATCTGCCCGGAGCCCTCGGCGGATAGGAACGGATTCGCCATGCGCGCGGGCGGGTAGAAAGGCGGGAGCATGTTGAGTAGTTGATCGAGGAGGGGGAGCCAGGCGGACGACTCGCCTATGTACAATGTAGAGCGGTCATATAGCTCGGGCCCATAATCACCGCGAAACCAATCTCCCAGGAAAAACACCTCTGCTTCGGCTCGCATCGCCTGTATCTCCGCGGCCGCCATGACCATCGGAATGTATGCTTCGCTGAACGGGTGCTTCATCCTACTTCCTTTCCATCTTCAGCCGAAACCTCCCGGGCCGGGACCAGACGACGACGTACATGCGGCCGTTGGTGAGGCCTTGGGGCGGCGGGCCGCCTACCCAGGCGATTTTGATGCGCTGGCCGATGGGCATTCGGTCCTTGCCCGGCATGGTGACGAGGATGCCGCGCCGCGAGTTCCAATATACCCACAGGCCGAAGAGCGCCACAGGGATTTGCGGGAGGATGAGGAAGGGTGCGGGGTTTGCAAGTTGAAGGGTGAACATGCGTTTTCTTTCTCGGCCGCTACGGCCGCTTAGGGGTATTCATTGGCGATAAAAGGCCCGGCTGGCGGCATCCATACCCGCCGGATATTGTCGTCCCGCCAGTTCACGTGGGAACCCGGGTGTCCGCGCTTGAGTTGGCAGAGAAGCTGGGGGATAACGCATCCCCGCCGCAGGCTTTCGGGTGCGACCGCGCCGCATCGATGGGATAGAGTTGCCTTATTCCGTTTCTTCCGCTTGCTCATTGAGGGGCATCCGGTGGGTTATCCGGGCAGTCGGGCAGGATCGCGCCATTGAATGGCCTGCAGGTGCAGCCGGCCGGGGCCCGGCATTCCTGCCATAGGCTGTCGATGGAGTCCATGCCATGGGCGAGACGGTGCTGGAGCTCCGCGGGGTCGCGCGGCGCGGTTTCCTCGGGCTGGTGGGTGCAGGCCGTAAGCATCGCGACGGAGAGAAGGCGCGATATCATGCGGGCTCTCCTTGCCCCTGGGATTAGGTCGGTCTTTGGCTGGCTCACACTCCTCCTCCCTGACTTGCGAAAGCGTCCTCGCCCTCTTTGCCTCCGGAGGCCTGGAAAAGAGCGTGGAGGAGGTCGGTCCGAACGAGGGACAGGTAAAGCGCCAATTGCTGAACATCGGTCAGGCCTTCGAAGGCATCGATCGGGATCGGGATGAACATGCTGCTGAGGGTGAAATCCGGGTGAACGAGCTTCCGCATCCGCAGCAGCGCGACCACGATTTCCGCCTTCATGGCCTTGCAGGTCCACTCCGTGGCCTCTTCTATTGGGAAGGGCATTAGAGGTTGCCTTCCTGTCCCTCGGCCCGGGCCGCGAATTCGAATGGATCTCCGGTGAGCTCGGGCACCGGATGACCCGGGCATCCAGTTTGATAGTCGAATCCCTCGCAGTTTGCTGCCATGGGGAGCACGCGCCGGCCCATGGCCTTTTGCTCCTTCAGCCAGGCGCGGGATTTAGCGTCGGATAGCTCGCGGCCCTCATCGTCCGTGACCCAGCCCTTGAGGTTGCGGCGCTTTAATAGGCCGTCGATGTTAACGCATAGATGCACGGTTTTGCCGCCCATCACGCTTCCCCCTGACCCGCCGCCCCGGGCTCGAAACTGCGGATCCGGTATTCGATTTCCTTGGCAATTTCGCGTGGCCCCTGCCAAACGCCGCCCCCAATGGGGTAGGAATCAATGAGGATGGAATCGAATTTGCCATGGCTTTCGTTGTAGATGGTGCGCAGCTTTATCGGCCTGGCCGGCCTCTCCGGGTTCCCCTGGGGGGAAGATTCGGAGGGTTGGGACGGTTCGCGCGGGGCGCTCACCGAGCTTCGCTCTAAGAGGGCAGCCAGCTTTTTAGCGGCGCCGGTGATTGTTGTTTCGGCGGCATCCTCATCGGATCCTTCCTCTTCCAGGTGGTGCAAGTCCGAAATCAGGTCGTATAGCACGTCCTCAATGGGGCCAAGGTCCTCGGCCACCGCCTCCCGCAGGGCGTCCAGGCTCCCCACGGGGCGGGCGCACAATTCCTTGATTTCCTTGATCATCGCCACCACGCGAGCGTCGATCATCCCGTCTCCGTCGATGATAAACGATTGGCGTATCGCGTCAAGGTCCAGGCCCTTGCCTCCCCCTTCCCCGGCGCTCGCTCCCTTGATTTTCCATGCCTTGACCGCGCAAGCGTGGCATCGGGCCGCGCGCTTATCGCAGTCATTCGACAAGTTTTGGCAGTCCCCGCACCTAATCGTGTAGTGGCCGGCGGCGTAGCCGTATGGAAGCAATTCCTTTTCGGTTGGCTCTCCCCCGGCGCTCGGATGGCTAGACATGGGGGGCCTCCGGGGGTGCGTTCCGCATGTCGTCCCTACGGAAACAGTTTTGGCATAGGCCCTGCAAGGTGCCGTCGTCTCGGATATGCTCCGCCCCCGAATAATTCCGGACGGTCAACTCGACCCCGCAATCGTGGCAGGTGTTCTCGTGGTATTTGGGCAAATTCGCCAATCCGTCAAGCGTCATGCTTCCTTCCCCTTCTCCCCGGCCCCGGGGTCCAACTTTGGGCAATTGTTTGCCGGATAGTGACCTACTTGGATTTTTTCGTCGCTGCATTGCGGGCATATGCCGGCCATGGATTCGGTCACTGGGGCGCGATGGCGCTCGTACCATCCGGCGAAGTAGGCCTCTGCCAGGGATAGATTTGCGCCTTCCGGAAGGCTTTGCGTCGCCCAATCAAGCCATTTCTCATAGGCTTGGTATACCTGCCTGCGCTCTTCGGCTGCGCGCCTCGATCCTTCTTCCGCCATCCGCTCCATGCTGTTCGGAAATCGGCTCATGGCTAATCCTCCATGCTTTCAAGTTCAAACGCGGTATCCCATCCATGCTTCCAGATATCCGCCTTCTCGCTGTTCTTGCGATACGGGCAGGCGTCCGGGCCCTTTCCGGCCTCATAGGCATCCATGCCTTCGGTGTGGATTTTATCCTCGGTCTTAGCGTCCACGGTCCGCCCCCTTCTCCCCGGTGATCTCAGGGGCCACGGGCTTGCCGCTATAGGGGCAAGGATCGTTGTTTTCCTGGTCGATTTCATGGCGGTAGTGTTTGCGAAATTTGCCTGTTTTTGTGACCCAGCGGTAGTAACCGCATTCGGGACAGATTGACATGTTCATTCTCATTCCGCCCCTCCTTCCGGGGCCTGGGGCACTGGTAACACGGGAGTTACGGGGGAAGATTGTTCCGGTTCGGCTTTCGCCTCACCGGGCTTCGCCAAGAGGGAGAGGATTTGCTCCTGTTTGCTCCTGATGTCCATGCGGCTGGCCTTATCGGCCTCGGTGATCGGGAGTAGGATCGTCCAATGCGGCGGGACCGGCTTATCGTCCAGGGCTCCTTCCGGGTCCATGTCGAAGCCGTAAACCCGCAGGCCGGCCAGCGCCTCCCGTATTTGGCCGCTTGCGGCCCGCTGGAGCGAAGCGGAAGCGGAACCTTCTTCCATTGCCCCCATGGTGCGCAAATAGGAGATCACCTCCATCCACCCGTTCCTGAAGTCTGCGCTTTTGCCTAGGGGGCATTTATCCAGGGCATCCCGAAGCCCTCCCTCCCCCGGGCAGTTATCCGGGATTTCCGGAGAGGGGGGGGACGCCCCCGTAAGGTGGAAAGGAATACCAGGTTGATTTGCGACTGTTCCGGTAAGGTTTTTGCCATCGAAGGATGCCGATTCAATGCCCGTCCCGGGGCCGCATTTTACGCTTCCGCTCAAGGCGGGACCCCGGCCGCCTGGCTGGGCCGCATCCAATCGCTTCCAGCGCGGAACGTTGGGCGCGGCCATCCAAGCCGCTTCCGCTACACCCCTCTTGGTTGCAGCCGAATTCCAACCACCTCTCTCCCACCACTTATCAAAGGTTTGCAGATCATTCTCGCCCATGGGGGCGTCGGTGGACGCGGGCGCGGGGACACCAGCCATAATCCGGTCAATGGCCGCATTCCGCTCCGCGTGGTCGGGTATGCAATACCGGAGAGCGTCGTGGAGATCTTCCCGGGAAATCAGGGAAATCGGCTTCTCGTCCCTAGGGTCGGCGGCAGCCGTCAAGGATTCCTTGACTACTGGGGTGGACAGGGCGGCGCGCGTAGTGATAAGCGAGGTCTGAAGGTCTTTCAGTGACCGATCTTCCTCACAGATTCCTTTGATCGTTCGAGGGTGACCCTTATAGGGCCGGCCGCATTTGCAGAACTCGCCGATTTTAAGGCTCAGGAGATCGCCGGAAACCAGCTTTTGTAGAGCGTCCAGAAGTGCGCCCATGTTGATGCGCTCGCCGACCTTTACCAAGTCATGATTTTTCCAGTATTCCTGGATTTCCTCCACAGTTTCACGAATCTTCAAGATGTCCAGCCCGGCGGCCGGTGCCTGAGCGGGGGTGGGGTGGCAGATGGCGCATGTATCCTTGATTCGGTCCACGGGGATTTCGTGGCTGCGTATTCCGCAAGCACTCCCCATGATAGGAGGCTCCCTCGGAGCGGGGGTGGACAGGGATTTGGCGATCTTCCAGGCTTCAAAGGCGTCCTTGAGTCCGCAATCGCAATGTTCCAGGTAATCCAATGGGTTGTCATCGATTTCTGAATCCTTGTCTTCAGCGTCAGCATCCGGAGGCTTTCCGAAGGCGTTGCAATCATCGCCATGGCACGCATCCGTTAGGCAGTCCAAGAGTGTGATGAGGCGATCTAGCCCGGCGGCCGGGGACCCGGTGTTCAATCCCTGGGGGGCGGAATTGGGGGTAGTCATGGGTACGTCGCTCCTCCCTGGATGCGGATCGGATGGGAGTATCCGCGCTCTTCCAAGGCCCAACGCATCGCGCGCGTCACGTCTTCGCCGAAGAGGTTGCTTACTGCTTTGTGGATGATTTTCGCAGCATCGAAGGCATTCCTGGGAGCCTCCACAGGCTTACGAATCCGCTTGGTTTTCTTTTGATTCACGGTCTAACTCCTTGGATAGGGATCTGCTTGGGAAGAGGGGAGGGTGCGGGGAGGGGCGCGCCTGTGCATTCTTTGCACAGGTCCACCATCGACTGTCCGCGCCTGCGCCGCGACCAGCCTTTACGAGCCAGGAAATAGCGCGTCTCGCGTGCGCTTTCATTTTCGGCCACGGCCTGGAGCCTATTGCATCCATCGCATTCGATAAGCCGGACCGCGAAGATGCTCATAGAAACAGGTCCACGGCCCACTTAAAGATGAAGATTGCTGCAAAAATGGCCAGCAGCGCAATCGCGGCACCCGCGCCCAATCCACCGATGAGCGCAACGCAATTTTCGAATAACAATAATGGATTCATCTATTCTCCTATTTGAAACTCGGGTCGAACCGACGCAGCATGCCGCGAAGCTGCGCGACCAGTTCATCCTGCGGCAGACTCATGAGCTTGAAATCGTCGGGCATGATGAGGATTTGGTCCGCAGTTAGGTTCGGGAACGCCTTCAGCAGTTCCCGAGTGACCATGGCCGCGTTGACCTCGCGTTGCCCCGACTTCAATATGAGCACCTTGCCATCGAGCTCGATAGGTTCGATGGTTTCGATGCTGGTGTACTTGATGCTGGACTTCATTTTGCTTTCGTTCCTTTTTGGATAGGGCGCCCGAGGTAGGTGGCCATGCGGGTGCGCAGTTTGAGCCGTATTTCGTGCGTGATCTGGTCGACGCGCTGCGCGGTTACGCCGAGCCGCTCGCCGATTTCCCTGTTCTTCAGTTCATGGTCCGGGTGGTACCGCCACTTCCAGATGCGAAATTCCTTGGGGGTGAGGGACTGCTCGATTTTCTTCCAAAGGTCGGCCTCGGTCGGGCGTCCCAGCGCATCCCGCGGATCTTCCCCGGCCATCAAATCCTGGATCTCCTCGCCGTCCGGTCCGAGCTTTTGGTTCATGGACTGGGTCCGAATCATCATCGAATCCAGGAACCTCTTCTCATCTTCGGATACAGGTTTGCCCTTCGCGACCCGGCGCATGATTTCCCGGCGCTTGTTAAGCTGGTTTTGCGGGATGTGGATGGCGAATTTCTCCTGCCTCCACAGGGATAGGCTATGCAGCTTCCACCCGATGAGATGCGAATGCAGGTGGCCCAGGCGCGGGTCGTACGCCATGAGGGCACGCGGCAAGATGAGCTTGTATGTCTGAAACCAATCCGCCTCGTCCATCGGGCTATCGAATGTCGCCGGCGGCTTTTTCAAATAGTTGAAGTTGAGTTCCAGGAGTGTGGCAATGAGCTTGCGCTGCATCTCCGGGGCTGCGCCCGCATACCGTGCGCCAATGCTATCGTTCAGGGCGGCGAGAGCCCCCGCGCTAATCTTCTCCCGCTTGCCGCGGAACAAAAGGCTATACGTTTTCTGCGCCACGGCTATCATCCGTTCTCTCCTTGGGTGGGGTGATCTGCTTGGGCTTCCGCATAAGCCCTTTTCTGATTTTTTGCTGTTCTCGATAATCCGTGAGGCATAAACGCCCCTGGTACTTGTTATGGTTCCGCCAGGTGAGGCGCACGCCACACACCTTGCAAAGGCTGGGGTAGAGGTTATGGCCGCGGTGGCGGGTCATTCGTCTACCTCGGCGATCGCAGGAACCTCAGGGGAAAATTTCTTTTCGATATTTCTCAGCGAATCCTGGAATCGGTCGAGTGTCGATTTAAGAGAGTGAAGCGCTACTTCGAGCTCTGGTGGAATGGCCTTCCTGAGGTCCTCCACCTTTCTTTCAACCTCGAAAGTCGAGAAGTATTTATCTGCCTTGAATCCGAGATTGGAAAGGATGTTTTTTACATCCTCATATTTACGGTTCTGGTCCCTGATTCTTTTGTTTTCCTCTTCAACTTCCAGGATTCTTTTCTTAACCTCATTCCTGATGGCACCTTTAACTTCCCAACCGAAATTTCGGTCTATCTTCTTCTCTCGAAGCCAGTTTTCCCAATACAGCCTCTTGTTTGCGCTGGAAGATTCGCGGGAGATTTTAGCTCGGGTGTAGAGGATATATCGGAAAATCGAATCGGGGATTATGACATCCCGCCATTCTGCTTTTTTCTTTTTGAAAAGGATGGTTCCCGTACTCGATACGGTCATGAGTCCGGCCGGCGCAGGAATTTCTTCGGGCTTGAGCATTCCTGCCGGGCATACGAAATAGAACTCGTTGCAGTAGGCAAGGTATCCTCGCCACTTATCGTCGCGGGAGAAATCCGAACGGCTGACCTTGATTTCATACCCCGTCGCGCAAGGATTCGCCCAGCTCTTCTTCATGGCCCAGCCATCAAGGATCAGGAGTCCCTGGCCGTAACTGGCTCCGTCCTTGCATTGGGATACGAATACGTCGTCCGTGTGCTTATTCGCGAGCAGTCTCTCGATGTCCCGGGCTGTTAAGGTGCGGGTCATTGGGGCTCCAAGGAAAGAGACTCTTGTCCCTTTTGCGCGTCTCGCGTCCGGCGCGCGTTCACCATGTGATGCGCCTGGTCATGCCGAAGATGGCACCGCTGGCATAGGGCCGCAAGATTGGGCCGGTTGCCCAACTGGCCATTGTTCCTGGGATCATGGTCGAGGTGAGCAATGGTCAACACGATGCGCAGTAGCCCATGTAAGCGCGGGTCCACGCAGCCTGTGAGGTCATGAAATACGCCATCCTCGGTCCGATATCCGACCGCCTGATTGTTTACCCCGCAGTTCGCGCAGCGGTTATCGTCGCGCTTTAGCACCTCGGCGCGAATCGCCAGCCATTCCTTGCGTGGCGGGTAGAGGTGGCGGTTTTCCGGTTTGATGGGCATCAGTCGCGCCTCCGGAAGCTCACCGCCCAAACCCACGGGTTCCCATCCCAGGAACCCGGGCCGTTGATGGATTCCCAGAGCGTGCGAAAGGATTCGCGCGCGGTGGCGCAATACTCGTAGCCTTCGCCCTGGTAATCCGGCGGGAAGCCGTAATGCCGGTATCCATCCTCGGGGCGCCACTCAGCGGGAACGATTGCGTTCTTTTCTACACCTTCCGCAATGGCATCTGCCTCGGTGATGTCCTGCAACCGCTCCACGCGGATGTCGGTAATTTCAAGGGTCAGGCGCGAGGCCCAGCGGGGCATGTGGATGCCGGGTTTGCACTTATCGGATAGATGAAACCACTCAGCCCCGGATGGCGTGCCATCTGCGGGATACCAAATAGGCTTATTGCCCCATTTGGAGGGCGGGAATCCGTCGTATCCCGCAGCGCCGCGGAACGTCTCCCGCACCCAAAGCAGATCCCCGTCAAGACCGTAAGGCGATTTGATGATGGTATGCGGGCAGATGTTCGGGAAGTGGAATAGGTCGCCAAACCGAACCCATGATCCGGCCCCATGCGGTTGAACCTTCACGATGCGGCGCGTGACGGTCTTCGGGCTCACCTCCCGCATCACGGCGCGAACCATGGGCGCGGAAAACAGAATGGGCTTCTCGCTCACCTCGTTCATGCCGCCGCCCTCCGTCCGAACTTATCGAAGGCCTTCCAAACCCCTTGTAAGCCCTCGGCCTGGAGGATGTCGTACATCTGATGCACGCGCAGGCCGAAGCCGTTCTGGAAGGTCGGCAGCTCCGGATAGGTGGTCCACCGGCCGCCCCACTCCATTCCCACCAGCTCCCCGAGCTGGCCCAAGCGCGACCAGGGAAGCGGCCGCGCGGGGTTGAAGGTATCGAGATCCGTCCACGCCCATTGCGCGCCCTGCTTCTGATGGTTGCCGTCGAAGGCCATGTCGATGGCGACCCCGTAGGCGTGCAGGCCGAAGCCGGGGAAGGCCCGTGTCACCACCAGCTCCGGATGGATGATGATCCACTTCCCGTCCTTGCACACGCGGCCCTTCGCGTAGAGCTCCAGCTCGCGCTCCATGGGTCGGAAGCCTTCGAAGACGTGCGCGCCCAGGCCTTCGGAGTTCACCTTGTAGAGGAACCGCTGCACCTGCTCGGCGAATGGGGGATAGAGGTGGGAAAGGTCGTTGTCGATCATGCGATGGCAGCCTCCGGATGGGTGTGAAAGAGTTTCATTGCGCATTACGGTCCCCCGAGGATTTTCCACGCGACCGCCGCGCAGAGGGGAACTTGCCCATCGCCATAGGCAGCAAGGAGCTTGTGGGATTCGGCCAGCCCATCATCCAGGCGTATTTCCTCGGGGTCAATTTCCCAAGGGCCAGGGTCAGGCGTCGGCAGCACGGCCATTTCTGCATGGACCGGCACGATTGGTTCGCGGTGCGCGTCGGAGTGGCCAAGAGCCCAGTATCGGGGCCGAGAATGCGGCGCACCCACCGCGGCAGCGTCCAAGATGAGCGGACGGGTAAGGGTGTATCCGATTTCTCGCATATCCTGAGCAAGTCGGCCGTGCTCTCGGCGATAGTTTGCCACGCATTCCAGGAAGACCCATTCGGGCTGAAGCAGGCAGACTGCTCGGATAACCGTTTCTGTATGGTCGATCGGGTCTCCCATGCCACGGCGGGCCGAACTCCATTTAGGACAAGGGGTGCCCGCATGGAGACAATCCACGCGTCCCGCCCAAAGTGAGAATTCAACGGTTCGGGCGTCGGCTCGGATGATTTCGGTATCGGGGAACTGGCAGGCAAGCCAGCGGGCCCGCCATTCGTCCCATTCGACGGCGAAGACGGGCTGGTGTCCAAGGATAAGGTCGGCGTACAATCCGCCCCCACCCCCGGCAAAAAGGTGTCCGGTCCGCATATCATGACCTTTCCCCGGCTAATTGGCGCCCCTCTAGGGCATAGAACTCCCTGCAAAAAGCCTCGCGGGCTTCATTGCTGGTCATGGGCTCTATTCGCACCTT